CCCACATAACAATAACGTTGTAATGACGCAATTTCATTTCAACTGACACTTCAGCTTGACCTGTCACTTCCAATAAGAACTTGAAGTTCGGACGAATGGAAGAAATAGGTTTGATCTGCTTAGTGTACAAGTCTTCAGGTATCATGGTCTTGACTTTGACGCCACCATAATTCTTGTCGTTTGCTACGTGAGAAAACCCATTAGGTTTCAAAGCCGCTAGAGCAGCGGACATAGAACTCCCAACTTCAACAATCCCAGCCTTAATTGAAGCGCCAGCTGCGCTAGGCTGAAACGTGATCTCAATGCTAATGAGATCCACCTGAGAAAACTTCTCCAACTCACTTTTCAAAAACACAGCTACAGTATCATCAAATTTTATAGATTTATTGGGCGAAGAAACTCCATAACGATAAACCCTAATCGTCTCCTCATGTTGAGTAGGCAATTTGGGCTCCGCTGGAGCAATCGCAGTTTCTGATAAGTTACTTTGTTGTACAATGTCTGTCATAATTCGCAACTAGGCCGTATAGTCCCAATCCATGGTGAGATAGGATGAGACTTGTTGGCGCACAGATGTGATTTCGTTAGATAAATACTCAGTCTGAACGTAAGTAGAAGCGTCGTTAATCATTCTTTCCTCCCCCTCCGGAGACAATTGTTCGAAAGCCTCAAAGGCCAAATCATCATGCATCTCTCCATCTAGTCGCAGCAAAGACCAGTTTGGTTTTGTGTTTATGCCCTCCTTTTTCAAATTGAACATTATTCTGGTCATAACAGCATGAGCAGACTGCTCAGTTTCGTCAAAACATTCAGCAATCCAATCAGCTTGTTTGTAATTAAAGCTCCAGAGTATGAAGTAACCTAGGACGGCTTCTTCAGCTTTCCCCATTGAAACTTTGGCAAGAAATCGCTTGAGTAAAATGACAGGATCCTTGAAAAGCCTACCTTTCTTGACTATGAATGAACAGAATTCACCTCTCTCCCCGTCAAAGCGTTTGTCGATTGTGGGATCCTGCAACTGAACTTGTAGGTATTCGGCGGTGAGGGGCCCGTACATGGCCCTCATTGTATCATCACCACCACTAGCCATCGGTAATCCAGGAGGTAGAGCATACATTGCGCACTCTCTTGCAGCGGAAGACAAAGAATTTATCAGGTAAGTCCAAACTTCACCAGAATCAGTCATTATGGCTAAGATCTTGCCATTCACTAATTTTGACGTTTTGTCTATTTTGAACTCATCAATTATCTCCTGCGGGAAACCAAAGTGTATCATCAGTTGTTCAAAGAAAACAACTGCCCAACCCTGCACTGATTGGTCTTGGCCCTTTTGGTCATTCATCTGAAAGTGGGCATCGTCTGGGAAATGTGAACTCACCCAAGCCGCAAAGTCCTCAGGAGTCTTCTGAGCATGAAAGTACCAATAGTCAGGCTTGTTACGCATGATCTGATCAAGAAGGTAAATTCCATAAGGCCCAAACTTGAACAAATACTCATCAGCATGAATCATTACTGGCTGCAGTGGCTTAGCTGCTGTTGCCATACGATCCTTAAGTTTCCATTGAGTTTTTGCTGTCATGACGATAGGACCAAAGTCAGGTTCGGCTCTGTTTCGACTCATCATCTTCAAAGCTTGAGATCTGTCTCCACGTCTAAACTGGAAAGCTTCCTTTGCCATTGCGAACTTCAAATCATCAAAGGGTTTCTCATCAGACCAACCCATATAAAGTTTGAAGCGGTTCCAGCACAAGAGACCGAATTCACGTTGATCCTTCAACTGCGCTTGATTTTGCTCAATGGTAGAATACCTTATCCTTTGAGCCACAGCAGCCAGGAAAGAAACCTTATCCTGACTACGTTGATCAAGTCCCCAGTTCATAATTGTCGGGTCGAACATATCCGGTCTCTCATATTGATTCATTTTGGAGAGCTTGGCTCTGACATTCCTCCACTTCTGAGCTCTGTTCTTGCCTTTATCTTCACTGACCAACCTCTGCATGACTTGAACTGCGTCCCTACGTCTTTGAAGCTCGTCCGGAAGCTGGTAACTGTATTCGCCTCTCTCCATTAACTCTCTAGTGTAACGTTCTTCCAACTGAGAATTGTGCTCTTCTATGAAAACCTCCTTTGATTCAGGAGGAATAGCAGTTCTCAAAGGTGGATCCACCAGCGTCGGATTAGGCATAATAGGTTCCGGTAATTTCTGCTCCTCCATCTCGTCAATGTAATTCCAGAAAGTGTACGCGTCTTCATATGCTGGCTCGGTGTAACTGAGCCTAGCTCCAACCCTCTTTTCATCGGGATCCACGAAGTTAGTAACGACTTCTGGTGGGTACCATTTAAGCACATGAGGATTAGAAAGTTTAGCTGGAGGGCCTGCCAATCGGTAAGGCAGACCTTCAATTGAAGCTTCACTTACGATGTCCCTTATGGAAACAGTGTGTTCATCGGAAATTGGACACATTTTCCCTGGCACATAAGCGTTTCTGTAATGACGTAGCTTAGAGAATACAGGATGGGCTTGTTCATTAGCAGCTGTTCTACCGTTTTCAGCAATAGCATACACGAACAAGATGTAACGGGATCTAGTCATAGGGGTGTAAATCATCCGCGGATCGGCTCCTTGCAATACCCTATCGTCGACTTTGATGATAGCTAGAGAACATGTAAGACCTTGACTCCCAGCAAAAGTGTTGACCTCAGCCGACGTCATTTCACCCGCCCAAACTGTATCAAAGTGAGCGGGATAAAAGGCATGTCTGTCTGCCCACAAAGTTGCCAGAGTAGCATCTGTCTCCTTAGGTAAATGGATTTTAAGATCTTGCCACTGAGTCGGATAGACATTGGTGAACATGAAACCCCCTTTTGATCTGTTGAAAGAAGGCATCCTCCAGAAGCTAGCGTTGTAAGCAGG